TATTTTTCTATAAGCTCCGCATCTAGCAGATATTTTAAATCTTGTCGATCGTTTGTGTTAACGTAGTCAATAAAACTAGTTCTATCTAGAGTCGATATATCAGTAGTGTCATACGTTACTAATAAACCAGGAATCTCTGATAATGTGATACCTTGCTCGTTAATAATATTATTAATAGTCTTCTCCGTATCGATAAAATAATCAGCACTTATTACGTTTGTGTTGGATGTAAAGTAATCAAAACGGTTACCGGATATAGTATCGTAGAATGTAGGTGATTTACCTGGATCTAAATCATAATAATCATTAAAGGTATCATACTCTCTCTCCGTCTCTATTTCAATATTCTTCAGAAACTCTCCTATATTTTCTGGGATAGTTAACTCAGGTGGAATATCATCACCGGAATATAAGTCAGTTAACTGATATTTAATAAAGGTATCTACCCCTCTTGTCGATCCTTTTGTCTTAATATAGCCTAGATTTTTTGTTACTTCATCGCGCTTACGTGCGAAGTATAGTGATATCTCCTTTATTTTTGATGTAAAGAAAGGTACGGCAATTGTCAACTGCTCGTTATCATTAAGATCTATGTTTTCAAAATATCGACGCTCTTCTTTTGTCGAGAATTTCAATTTAACTTCGCTTAAGAATGTAATAAACTGTTCACGTATATCGGAATTTATAGATGTTAAAGATATATTCGTTACATTTTCCCAGTTCTTAAGATACTGCTGATAAAAACCTAACTCGTTTATCTCTTTAGTTAAAATATCGCCAAAGTTTAAGAACTCTAAAAAAGAGAAAGGTGAGTTTAGATCTCTCTTTTCATCGTCTAGAGTATTAGTTATACTGTTATAAACTAATATATTATTAAATTGCTCGGCCATATAAAATATTTATTCAAATTTTAAGAGCCTGAGATAAGATTTAGATTAGTATATAAATTATGCGATATAATATTCTCCATCTCTCCCCACTTCCTTGAATAATCCTCATCTGATGTTAAAGATGTGATATATGTATTTTCTATATTGTCAAAATCAACAAACTTTTGTAATAACGAACCTTCAGTTGTACTATCAAAGTCATAAAATTGATAATAGTCTGTTATATCTATACCTTCCACGCCGTCCGGTAGAACTAAGCCCCAGCCCCAGGTGCTATTATAGGTTGATAACGGGTATGTATTAACATCATTATACTCTACGTCAGATGCACTCAATATATTAGTATTAATTAGAGAATATTCTTCACTAAATTTTTCTAGAGCTATAATATTTCGAGATTCAGAGCCGGTATGTAATATAGTAGTATCGATCGGTAATAAGTCGCCTTTATTTTTCCCGAATACAGTCTTATTAGTAAATCCTTTATCATTAAAATTTAATTGATATTGATTAGTACCGCCTTTTTGTCTACTAATACCTACTGATAAAATGTCGACTAATCGCTGTAAAGAAGGTGGAAATTGTTGATTATATTCCTCGAATGTTATATTAAGCCCTTTTAACAGAGAGCCTAGTGATTTAAGATTACAAGTATCTGGGTCAGCTACATTCGAAACGAAGTTAGCCGTCTTCTCAAAATTCTTTATACCTAAAGTATCTGGAGATTGCTTATCCGTACCAACAATCTGACCTAAGAAATCATCGAACAACGCTGGTTTATTTTGAAGAACGTCTTGGAATCTAAGATCCTTAAAATTCTGAGATTGGTTATTATTCTCGTTTATCTTACGTACATCGGACGTACCAGCTGCAGGTAATATATCAAACGGCGTTGAGTACCCTGATAACGATATATTAAAATCATCATTTTGATATATAAACCGTATGCGATTGTTGGTACCTGTCTGGTAAGAATATAAATACGCTTTAAGATAACCACCACCGTCATTATCTAATAAATCACCGTAATTAACTGTAAATATTGCTGATTCAGACGGTACCACCGTACCATCGCCTAATATTAAATCTAGAAAGATAGATGATTCTTTAATTAAAATAGTATCATTCTCGTTCCAAGTGACTATAAAGTCTTCGCTAGAGACTGTTTGGGTTATTAGTAATTCAAAATTCTCTACAGGTTTTTCGAAGCTTTTTCTCGGAGTTCCGCTTAAACTTCTAAACTTTGCGACAAAGTATATATTCTGCTGCGCGAAATTAATTTTAGGTATCTGAAACGCACTTAAATTGCTACCAAAGCCGTCGATACCATTTGTTGTGAAATCTATATAATCATCGTTTGTTGTAGTTGTACTAGATATAGTGAATGTTAAATTACTAGGTGACATGTTGGTATATGACTTGTCATTAGATTTTAAATCTAAATATCCACTCTCCGGGTCTTTAAAATTATCTGTATTAAAAGACGCAAATATAATTGTATTATGGCTACCCATATCAATATTTATTACTACATTTAATCTTCGTAATAGTAAAACTCAGATGTACCGGAAGTTCCAAGAAAAATAGAACCATCAACCGGTTCATTAAAGAATACATAATCGCTAACTGCAGTTACAAACCGCTTACCGTATATTTTATCATTATTTGTCATAATACTATTAACAATAATAGGACCGTCATTCTCTTCTGACTGTACGAACGCTGCGAATTTTTTTAATTGAATATAATTATCCGAATAATAATCAGCTGGCTTTACAAAATTACTTTTGTTACCTGAGACTGATAAGTTTATACTATAACCCCCATCGGCAGATACGCTAGGCCAGCTCTGATATGAATTATATCTCGTCACGTGTAATGGATTTTCAAAAGTAGAATTAAGAGCACTATTACCTTCTTTGTATGTTAAGAATATTTTATCCGGTATGACGTTATACGCTTTTATAGTAGGTCGTTGCTCGCTTCTATAGAAATTAGTAGCGCTATCCACTGCTACTAATGTTATTTGATATTCCCCTGGGTATTTATAATAATGCTCTGCAGTTAGATCAGAAGTTATTGTACCGTCTCCAAAATCGATAAAGTATCGGTAATTATCGACAAGCGGAGTAGCGCTCAAACCAGTGTAATCTGTAAAAACCGACGTGTCGCCAAAAAACGGGTAAAATATTAATTTATCTTGCTCGTTAGTATAAGCAGATGTAACATGCAGTAGAGTACTGCTCTCGGCATAATTTGGATTTAAAATACGTATAGGTAGATTGACCGTCGGTAACTCATCATACGATCTATCAAAATTATATAATACACTGTTAATATCTGTTACAGGCATTAGCTTTCAACCGTCTCCACTATAATTCTATCTTTAACACTACCACCATTCCACAAGAATGGAAACTTAAAGAACGGTAAGGATACATTAGAAGATGAGCTACTTATATCAACATCTGTATATACAGCATTGAAATTATACAGATTAATAAAAGGTGTTTCACGAAGAATGCGACCTGTACTATCAACTCTACGAGTCTTAATTCCTCTAACACCGGGAATTGAAAGAATCTGTGATGTTAGATCGTTAATATTAATTGTAGCTCCGAGACTAACATTCGACGAGCTTAGATAATTTTTAAAAATATTAGCTACCAACTCTTGTATTTTATCAATGCTTATCCGATCATTTAATAATCTTTCTATAACTAAATATGTAGTATCTAGATCAGCAATATCCGGAGCAGTACCAGCTAACTCTAAACCAATACCAAAACCAGTATACACAGGGTCATGTGGTATAATTTCTGCGTTAACCATCTTCTGATCTACCGCGCCGTTTATAATCTCTGCTTTCTGTGATTGTGTTAAATAGTAAAGATTATTATCACTATCAACCGTCTTAATAAGAGGTACCATATACACATGCACATGGTTCATCTGACCGGTCGTTGCAAATTTTACCTGATTGAAGACAACCCTCGAGTCATCGTTCGGCCTATCTAACCCTAAATCGTAATAATATTTTATAACACTATTAATATACGACTCGTTATTAACTAATGCAGAGCTTGAAACAATATTTGCAAAATTCTTTTCAATATAGGTCTCAAAGTCGTCTGAGGTTACTATTCTATTTTGCGAGTAGAATACTTTCGGTGCATTGGTTTTTATCTGATCTACTGTTTCAATAACAGCAGGTTCTGTAGATGCATTTTGATTTACAAATGCAATATTAGATGCTAATTGCTGGGTTAAGAATTGTGTATCAGAATCGTATATAAATTGAGATATTGTTTCAAATTGCGATGTGGTAAATATATTAATATTGTTACCGTTAAGTTTATTAGCTGATACTTTTCCAGCAGCACCGTCACTTTTTAGATAGTATATATAAACGCTGTCCCCGGCATCTAGCTTAACTCCGTTAACCCCGTTGCCAAATTTAAGTTCATAGAATCCATTCTCGTTTAATCTCTTCTCAAATACATATGCTGCGGAATCTTCATTAAATACCGAGTCTGTTTCCGTGAATTCAATATACTTATTACTGTTAAACTTCTTAACAAATACATTTATTGAATCATGTTCAATATTAACAGCTGTATCGTTAATATTATCCTTTACTACCAACGGTACAATTTCAAAATCCTGACCAAGGGCGTTTTGCACGGGGTGTTCAAAGAACTTACCTTGGTATAGTAATGTATTGTCAGATAACGAATTTAAACTCTCAGTACCCTCAACTGTCTTACTAAATGTAGCGTCTCCTATAAACGAGTAATCTAAACCATTGATATTAAAATACGAGAATCTTTTAACTGTATAAATGTTTATAGGCAGTAATTCACTGGCAGTAGCATTAAACGATAATACTGATGTCTTATACCCTGTAGGTCTGTAACCAATAAGCTTAGTAATTCGATTAATATTCTCAAATACAGAAGCTTCATCGAATAATGCTTCTGATGATGTTTGGTTTAGGTAGAATAAAGATAGATGATATGAAAATGCAACAATATCAATAAGAGATGATAGGTTACTACCTTCAAAGTTTTGATCTGTGAAGACTCCACCTTCATTTAATCGATCTTTAATATGTTGCTTTAATGTTAGAGCATCAAACGTAGCATAAGCATCTCTAGGTAAAGTAAAATCAGTATTAACACTATTGGCCATATTTATATTTATAAGGGAATTTGTAAATTACACGTAAAAGCCTGATTGCGATAGACTACCTTTTAATTGTAGTGTTTGGTTATTAAATCTCGGGATCGTATATGTGAAATCACAAATATATTCCTGCTCTTCAATGACAGGTGTTATCTCGAGGTTTAAAATTTTAACTCGCGGTTCAAATTTAGATATATTTGATATAATATTGCTACCTATAACATTCGCTCTCTCCTCTGTAACTGGCAAGAATAAAATATCTCCAAAATTGATACCAAATAATGGATTTAGAATTTTTTCACCTGGGGATGTTGTTAATAAGCTAATTAGAGCGTTTCTAATAGCACCTACGTTATTATCGGAAGTAATATCAGTAATCTGCTGATCTTTTTCTAATTCATTACTGAGAGTATAATCTAATGATAGATCTAGATGTAAATCCTTGTAAATCGTTGTCTCGTCACGATCAGTATCCAGTACACTTATGATATCTAGGTTGATAGAAGCCATTATAATAATATTTAAGCTATAGAATAATGTACTTAAAACAATAAATAATAATATGTCACATAAGTTTTTAAATTTAATCGAAAGTACTATTCAAAAAATGACTAACGGCGGTGTTCTCGTGGGAGATAGAGTGTCATTAATAGATGGCTATAAAAGTAAGGAATGCTTTAAGAGCTTACCTGACAGCGTTAAAGAGTATATCACTAGCCTATTCACTGATAATGACCTTAATAAGAAGGTTATCAATATTAAAACAGAGATGCCTTCAAGAGCTCCTGGAAATGAAGATAATCGTGGATCATCGTATTTTGCTGATGTAGCGGTAGAGTTAGCAAACGGACTTTATGACAATAAGAATGCCGTAACAGTACCGGTCAGTATTCTTCAAGTGCATGATGATGGGATTAATAGATCACCTGTACCGGATTCTCAGAGATATGACAATAAAGTACAGATCGATCCAGTCGAGGTAGATGAAGAAGATGAGAACGAGCAACAAACTATGACACAGCAAGGTGATAGCCTTAAGAAGTCAGAGCGTTCGAACGCTAGAAAGAATACTAAGATTCCTTCGAAGCCTGCTACACCATCCCCTGCGGTTAACGAGAACTATACTGCACAGTATATGCCAATTAACGGTTAAATCTTCTCAAGATTAACCCAGCAAGCAAAAGCATTAATCTCTTTATCTAATACAAATACGTCTTTATACATGTGATCTGAAATAGTCACTATATATTGACGTTTTTTATTGTCATCTAAACTAGAATCGTATACATAATTTAGATACTGCTTCATAAGATTGTGATAATCACCTTGAAACTCGTTTTCATTCTCGATTAGATATTTACGTAGTTTTAGAGCTTCGTTAGATGTAACGTGCTTATGAATCACATTGATGATATCTTTATTATCAACACTATGATCAACAGTAAAAATATTACTAATAGTTGACTTTTGAACGTTGTTGATAATCTTACGAATATCCGGGTAACTCTGCTTGATAACATTAACGAAGTTAGCCTTCTGATCAGGTTCAATCTTAATACCTTCTTGTTTAATAATATCTACAACACGCTTCACAACATCGTCAAACGGCGGGTTGAGATCGAAGAATTGAGTTCTACTCTGAATAGCTGGTATGATCTTATGCTTATAATTCGCAGTAAGAATAAATCGAGTACCACTACTGTATTCTTCCATAGTATTACGCAATGCTCTCTGACCATCTAAGGTTATTCCATCAGACTCATCTAAGATTACTACCTTTACTTTACCGTCGAGAGACTTAGTCTGAGCAAAGCCAACTACCTTAGATCTAATGGTGTCAATACCATTTTCATCTGATGCATTAATATAAAGATACTGACATTCTAGCACATCATTAACAAGAATTCTAGCTAATGTAGTCTTACCTAAACCTGGAGTACCGACAAAGAGTAGATTCGATATCTCATCAGTAATAGATTCAAAATACTTTCTATTACTATCAGATAATACCAAATCTGATAATGTTTGCGGTCTATACTTTTCTACGAAGAGATTATTGAACATTATTTTTTTCTTTTTGACGGCTTTGTAACAGTAACGGTAACAGTCTTACGAATCTTAGCGTTACCTACTTTTTTTTCCGTTATTCTTTGTCTAGTTGTTTTTGCCATAATTTATTATATCAGTGTTCCGTTAATTATTTACCTGTCGATCCGAATCCGCCTTCGCCGCGGTCCGCTTCCCCAACTTCATCAGTCCAGTCAACAGATGTTACATAATTCTTTTCGATCTTAATTTGAGCTACCTTATCACCCTTCTTATACTCATAATCAGTATCTGAAAAGTTATACATTTTAACAGCACAGTCACCTCTATAACCTGTATCGATCTCACCTAGATGCGGCTGTAAACCTGCTTTGAATCCGAGACCGGACTTTGGTTTAATTACAAATCCGAATCCAGGTGTAATATAACCTACTTTAATACCGACTGGTACAACATTGCTACCGATTCTTACCTTACCGGTAGGACTTGAGTCGCTAGCAGGAATAACAGTATCTTCAACTGCGAATAAATCAAAGCAGTTATCATCAGCATGTGCCTTTTCAGGAAGCTTAGCATCTTCATGAGTCTTAACAAATTTAATTTCTACGTCTACTACCTCAGTATAATTTACAATATTCATATAACCCATTATATAGTATTAGTGTAGTTTTTCAACTATATTAATAAATATTTCTATATGGATGATGATATTAATAACTCAGTCGATGATTTACTAGATCAGTTACAAACAACGGCACAGGTGACTAGAGACATTAAAAATAAGGATGATTTTAAATTAGAGTCAGAAGATTTACAGGAGTTTCTACTACAGTACTCTGGTAAGCTTATTAAAGGCAGCGTCGAATTTGTTGATGAAGTTACCCAATATATAACAAACGCGCCTGATGCAAAAGATGTAGAGAGTTTAAGTAAACTAGTCGGAGCTTCGGCAGCAGCTATCGAAACTCTCAATAAGATTCATATAGCTAACGAGAAAAATAAATCTTCTAAGGAATTGAAGATTATGGATATTGAAAGCAAGAAGCAACTGCAAGAGGATGATAATAAAACTAAATTGCTTCTGAACCGCGAAGAGTTAATGAAGCAATTGATAGATGACGCTAATATTATTGAAGCGGAAGTAACATCTAGCTAAATGAAACTTTAACAGGCTGGTTTAATTTATTTCTAAGTATATCAATCTTCGCGGATACGCCCTCGACATTAGTTGTATATTTAAGATGTACCGATGATCTGCTTGTATCCTGATCTCTAAAGTTTACATTTTTGAAGAACTGTATAAAGTCAGCCATATTACCTATAATATTTTTAAGCTGACTGTTAATAGGATCTTTAAAGATATATAACCTATCAACGTAGAGGTTATCAGTAACTAAATTTTCACCGTGTGGTGTTTTAGCGGTATTTGCATCAACTGAACCCTGTAAATCAGATAAGCTTAATTTTAGTAAAGCATCCGTCTTTGTATTAAGATTTATGGAAGTCTGCAACTCTCTTTTTGATACTTTATTAAAAACTGAAGCAGGTATACCGTTCGGGTAATTGTAAGTTGCATCGAATGCATCAAAATATGGAGATGTGTTATTATCAATAACACTATTAACGTCAGTGATATTACCTGTATCGTCGCTGTAGTTGTTAAAATATATATTATCTGCGGTTAAGTTCGATGTTATTAAACTCTTAATATCGTCGGTTAATGTTTGGAATTTCTCAATATAGAAGAGTTTAAATATATTATCAAACTCATACACTTTATCATCAAATGTAATTTTAAAATCATCGCCATTTAATTTACTATATAGGAGAGAAGTACTTTCTATTACATCCACTGTAACTTTACTTTTCTCAAACTGAATACTAGTATCTAACTGCCCTATATAATCATTAAACGCTGAAAGTAAATTTGTTGCTGATCTATAAAATTCTATACTAGGCTGTTGTACAACGTCAATATATTCTGGCAGTAATGTTACTTCATTGCTCATAGCTGAACCTCCTTATATTTTGGATCTTCGTAATGGTATGTTTTTATCCCGATAACTTTATTATAAAATTCAGTATCGTTTATAAAGATATGTTGTACATCAACAATAAAATATATACCTAGTAATTTATTATCAAAGGTATTTTCGATATAGTCACCTGCTCTATCTAAACTAAAAAACTTACCTGATGTTCTAAATAACTGACCTTTAACAGTTAG